ACACCTGAACCAGATATAGTTCCACTTTCTGTTGAAGAATATTCTTGTACAACACCTGTTGCACCTGATGTGCCACCTGTTACAATTTCTCCATCAGTAAATGATTGTGCAGTGGTTATATTTAAATGTTTAAACAAAACAATATCAAAAAGATAATGTCTGTAAATTGCACTGGTTAAAGATGAACTTGAAAATATGTTTGCTGATGCAGTACCAGCTGCATATTCAAAACCTCTACTTTTTGCTCTACCAATTGTAGTAATAGATGAGTCTGATCCTGAGTTTGCACTACCACGTGAACTCGTTGCTTCATTGTGTAATGTTAAACCTTTAAATGCCTCAACACCTGACGCAGAAGCGATATCTGGAGAACCATATACATTTGTAACGTTGATATAATTACCAACATCAAACCTTGTACTAAAATTATTTTGTGTATCGAAATCTCTTGCCTTATCTACATCAACAAATGTTGTAGCAATTGTATCTATCTCATATCCTTTTACGTAAGCTTTTCCAGGAGAAAAACCAACAGCAAGTTTTGTTGCATCTCCACCATTAGCAGCTGTATAGATACCTCTATTATTACCTGATGCTAAATGTTCTCTTACATCTATGTCAAATGGTTTTACAACATAATCACCAGACTCATCAAAAGTTCTTCTTGCCAAAGTGTCCTCTAAAACAGCGTACTCAGTTGATCTTACTTGATTTTGTAAAGTACCATTTGATAATCTAAGTAATTCATAAAAATTACTATCATCAGTACCTGAAAGTGCCTTTTTAGCTAATGTTAATTCTATTTTAAATCTATGAGCGCCAGGTGCATTTGTATTTGAAACACCTTGAGCATTATCGTTTAAAGTTGTATCATCACCAGAAGTTACAAAAGATTCTGTGACTGTTAAACCTACTCTATAACTTGGTGTATTTGTATATTTGTCTAATATTAATGTCTGTGCAGAAACTTGAACATGAAAACCATTAATATAGTAAACACCTTGTTGAATTTGAGCAGCTGAACCTGTTGCAGTTGTATCAACAACAGCAGTGTCTCCTGATGAAGCAGATATTGTTTCACCATCTGAAAATGCAATTGTTGTATTATCTGTACTATTTGTATTAAAATATTTTACAAATAAAGTATCTGGATCTGTTCCATCGGTTGCAACAGCATTTATTACTTTTGCAGTAACACTTGATGTACCACCAGTTAAAGTTGTACCAATATAGTCAGCGATTGTTGAATTAGATTTTGATGTTAACTTTACAGCGTAGTAATTTAAATCATATCCAATTTCACCTGGAATGACCATTGCACCCTTTTCAAAAAGGTGATCGGATACTTTTTCTACTTGATTTTGTAATTGTGTTTGTGATTGAGTTAATTCCCTAGCCTGTACAGCAAATGCAGGTCTAAAAAGAATACGGTGAAACTTTTTTGACTCTGTAAAATCGTCATAATAAGGACTGACATTAAAATCAGTTGGACTTGGCATATGTTTCCTCTATATTAAAACTCAATGATTAATTTTATATTTTCTGTCTGATCAGTTGCTCTTGTAATTTTAGTTCTATTTTCAACATATAAAATATCACCTGAGTCATGTTGTAATTCTGGAGCAGCATATCCTGATGAAAAAGTTACACTATTAACTGTTCCACTTTGAGATGTTTCTGGTGTTCCAGTTGCACCTGAAGTTTGTCCACTTATCACATTTGCACCCGAAAACACAGGAATATTACCATCAGTATTTGCACCTGCATTATTGTGTCTTGTTTGTATGTAATACAAAATATTATTTACTGAATCCCATTCTACAACTTTACCAACAGCACCTGTAGTTGCTTGATTTATTTCTTCATCAACAGTAAATGTTCCTGGTGTTGGAGAACTGTTAATTTTAACAGCATATGTTCCTCTTAAAGTAGTTGCAGAGGCAGCTGTACCACTTGCATTGTTAGGATTTTTTATTAAAGTAATTTTTCTAAAATCGTTTGCAGCTGTAAAGTCGCCTGAATTTGTACTTTCAGTTCCTTCTAAAGAAGTATTTAACATTACAAAGAATCCACCTAATTCTTTTACAGCGTTTTTACCATGTCCACCTTTTGGTGGAATAATAACATCTAATTCAGCACCTGATCCTGTACCACCAGCATTTGTTGCTGAAAGTATGTCAGCGTTTCTAATGTAAGCAGATGAGTAATCAGTTCCTCTTGTTGTAACTGTAACTGATGTAATAACACCAGAAGTTAAAGTAACAGATGCAACAGCATTTTCACCGTCACCTTTGATAGGTACATTTGAAATTGTTCCTGATGTTGCACCACCTGAGATTGTATATCCTGTACCACCAGTTTTAATTTTTACAACATCTAAAGAACCGTTAATAGCATTTGATTGAACAGACGAGTTTGTTGAAACACCCATAAAATCAGTAGATAAAAAGTTTGATTGTTCAGCCGCTGAAAGTGTGTACATATATTTCCACTTATAACTATCTGTAGTGTTTATAACTGTTGTACCAGTTCCTGTAGGTTTATCAGTTGAGGTTCCATTATTATTATTGTCTAAGCATTTATATACATTAAATTCGTCTGTCACTACGTAAAATGTTGAGTCAAATAATGTTGTTGCACCACTATTAGATGTAACCCTTGTAGTTGAACTACCTGTTACATATTCTTCATAGTCGTGTCTGTAAATGTCGTAAACTGTTCCTGATGTCCAATTTCTTCTTGGAATAACAAATGAAACATCAGCGCCTGTAATTTTCTTTGCAGCTAATAGGTCATCATAGTTTTTATATTCATTTAATACACTATCTGCTGGAGTGATTGGTGCTGTTTCAGTACCTTCGTAATCTGTTCTTGCATCTGGTCTTGTTAAAGTACCATATTCTTGCGCTCTACCTATTCCTAAGTAATATACAGTTGGGGATGACTCAGAAAAAGACTCTTCAAACTGTTCAGCGTTGTTTATTCTAAATTTATTTGTTATAATTGCTGGCATTTTTTATTCCTCATTTATATTTATAACGATTTTTTATTATGTTCCTGACCCAAATAATGTTTTAACTATTGTGCCTGATGAGTTTAAAATATCAAGTCTTACAGCACTATTAAGTTGTGTTGAAGTTATTCCACCACTAGCAACATTTAACGTTACAGAACCAGAAGCACCTCCTCCAGATAATCCTGTACCTGCTGTAACATTTGTTATATCACCTACATTTGTAGTAAATCCACTGTCATTGTTAAATATTGACAATCCTATTTCACTAGCAGCCTTTCTTCTATCAAGTCCACCATCTAAAACGATAAATTCGTCTGAACTTGTCATAGTCGCAGTCATATCTGTTAATTCAGCTAAATCAATGTTAAGCGATATATCACCTGAAGTACCACCTCCATTTAATCCTGTTCCTGCTGTTACTGAAGTTATATCTCCAGTATTAGTAGTATAACCTTTACTTAAAATACGATCTTCAATTGCAGCCGATGTCATTAGTGATGTATCATTATCTACAAAAGATTCTGAAGATAACTGTATTGAAGAGGCTGCAAATTCTGAAACAGTTAATCCTGATACATTAAGAGTTGCTGATCCTGAAGTTGCACCACCAGATAAACCTGTACCAGCAACAACTGCTGTTATGTCTCCAGTGTTTGTAGTAAATCCAGAGTCATTGTTAAATTCTGATATGTTAATATTTGCCTTTGTAAGTTTGTGTTGACCATTTGAACTATCTACAACAACAAAAAAATCACCATCACCATTAGTAGTTGATGTTGCAAGTTCAGATAAGTCAACATCTATTTGATCAGCTTGAACGTCAATTAAGTTTCCAGCACCAACATTTAATGTAACATCATTGGCATTACCACCACCAGTTAATCCTGATCCTGCAATTACGGCTGTTATATCACCTATTGTTGCAATTGAATCAACATAAGTTTTAATTGCTTTTGCTGATGCTAATGTATCGTCATTTGAAGATACTGTGGTTAAATTTGTATCTAATACTCCAGATTTTAAATTATCTACTTCAATATTAGACAATGTATTATTATCTACATCAATAATTTTATTGGTTAGTGTTTGTGAACCTGTTAATGTTGCAACTGTAGAGGTATCAATATCTAATGTTGCTGAACCTGAAGTTGCACCACCTGTTAAACCTGTGCCAGCAACAACGGCCGTTATGTCTCCAACAGCTGAACTGTCAATATAATCTTTTATTGCTTTAGCTGATGCTAAAGTATCATCTGATCCTGAAACACTTGTAAGGTCTGTGTCTAACACACCACTTGCTAACATTGATACTGTCAAGTTAGAAACGGTATTATTTGATGCATTGAAAATTTTATTTGTAAGAGTTTCTGAACCTGTTGTTGAAACTAATGTGGCATCTGTAACTGCTGTGTTTAATTGTGCTAGAGATGTTGACAATGTGTTGTCTGATAAATTTATTGTTTTACCTTCTATAGTTTGACTTCCTGTAAGTGTAACTAGAGTCGATGTATCAACTGAAATGGTTAAAGTATTAGTTGTAATAGATGTATCAACACCTGTACCACCAGCAATAGTTAATGTTTCACCTAAAGCAACTGTATCGCTTGTGGCATCACCACTAATAGTAATTGTAGAATTGCTTAAACTTGAGTTGCCTATGTTTGATAACGTGTTACTTGAACCACTAATTGTTTTATTTGTTAAAATTTGATTATCAGTTAAAGTTGCAGCTGTGCTTGTATCTAAATCTATAGTTACTGTGTCTGAGCCAAATGATGTAGTTATGCCTGTTCCACCAGCAAATGTTATTGTTGTTCCTAGAGATGCAACGCCAGTAGATCCGTCTGATGCAATACCAAAAGTTGAATTTACTAAAGCACTATTACCTATATTAGATAATGTATTATTACCAGCATCAATTGTTTTATTGGTTAAAATTGTACTTGATGTGCCAGTAACAATAGATGATACACCAGAAAGTAAATTTAATTCTGCTGGTGAAGCTGTAAGTGTAATACTTGTACCGTCACCTAAAGCTGAGTAAATTTCACTAAAATTACTATTAACAAATGTAGCACCCGCCCTTAAACTAGAGCCTGTGCCATCGTTTGCTACTGTTCCTATATCTATTACTTGTTTTGCCATGTTTCTCTCTTACTATTTATATGTTATGGTTGAGTATCCATTGTAATATTATCATTATCAAAAGTTGTTAATGTTTCATCAAAAGAATTTTGTCCATATACTTGTGTTATACTTCTAATATCAGCAGGTATTGTAAAATTTGTCTTTAATTTTTTACCTTGTTCATTTGATGTCATTAAAAATATTGCATTAGAACCATCTAAAGTAGTTTTTGTATGTTTTACTATTATATCATTTAATATTTGTAAAGTTATACCACTACTGCCGCCAGTTGCTGAAGTATTTGCAGTAGTACCAAAGGCCGTATTTGCAAATCTATCTATTGTTCCTAATCTAGGTCCTGCATATGCAAATCCTTGTCTTACATTTATCAAATCTCCAGATGAGTTAGATAAATTTCTTCTTGTTCTACTTAAATATTTTATATTGATAGGTTTTGTTAAAGTAACATCTCTTGTAGTTTTATCAAACTGAGTTATGGTTGCATCATCTAAGTCAGCAGACACACCAAGTTTTGCATTTGCTCTTAGTGTTGTACCATCGGTTTCAGTTCCTAATCTACGTCCTACAATAGTAGAGAAAAGTTTGTTTAGAACTGATTTAAATATTTGAGTAACACCAGAATTTATACCAGTAATAGTTTTTATTTGTGCATCTAATTTTGTTGTAATAGCAATCTCACCTTGAAAATAAAAACCAGCAGAGTGTAAAGTTTTTACGTAACTATCTCTCCATTCATTGATTGATCTTCCAATTCTAATAATATATGAATAATCTTGGTACAACAAACTATCTTGTATTCTCATTGTATTCTCAGATATCCATCCATCTTCATTTAAAAAAACACCATCAGTTGTAACTACAGCCGATGTGTCAACTGTAGCAGTTGCTTGTTCTAATCTTGTTACGGTCGCCGTTGCACCACCTGATGATGTAATTGTTATGTCTGTACCATATGTACCTGTTGCATCTGAAAGTTTTAAAACATTGGTATTAGTATTAAATGAAACAATGGTAGAAGTAATCGTTGAAGAACCATCTGAACCAAGTCCTGTTACAGTATCACCTTCTGTAAACGTACCTACAATATTGGTTGCTAAAATATAAGTAGGTAATACTATTGTTGGAGCTGGTGATAAATGATAATCATATCCTGCTTCAGTAACGTTGACTGTTAATGCACGACCTATTTCTGTTCCATATGCTAAAACTTTTGCACCACTACCAAAAGATGAAGTTATAGATAAAATAGGTAATGATGAATAGCGGCTTGTAGTGTTGATTAATCTTACATCAGTAATATCACCTACACCTGTACCACTTTCTTGTACGACCTTATCGCCAAAGTAAGAGTCACTTGCCATCGTTTCAGTTTCTAAAACTAATTGTCCTGAATCATCCTCTAAAGTTACACCACCATTTACAACTGAAACTTTTCCTGTTGTACCACCTGAACTAAAGTTAACAACATCACCCACTTCATATCCACTACCACCATCATCAACTATAACTTCTTGTATTGTTCCAGAACCTATTGGGCCAACTTTTAATGTTGCACCTGTTCCACCACCATTAATAGATATATTATCTCCCTCATTATATAAAGCTCCATCATTTGTTATATTCCTATTATTAATAATTCCAGATTGTGTAAGTGTTACGGTTACATCACTATTAGTATTATCTACTCCTGTTACGTTTTCTCCTGCAACAAAACTGCCATCTATAGAGTCATCACCTAAAACTAATTCAACAATTTCTTGTCCACCAATAACATATTTAAATACATCCTCTACTACCGCTGTAGTTTTATTAATAGTTGAGTCAGTTGGATCGTCTGCTTGTGTAATAATTTGTCCTACAAGATTTGCAGCATCTGAACTTCCTAATTCTACACAACGCAATATTTTTTTTGTGTTCCATTTACCATCTGATACTCTTAAAATATTGTCTTTTGGATATCTTATCTCAGCATCCTCATTAAATAATAGTTTAAAAAATATTTCACTTGCACGTTTTGTACCTTTTGCTTGATAAAGTGATTTAATATTTTTAATTAGATTTCTTTTGTTAACATCACCATCTAATGTATCAGGTATAGAAGTTAAAAATGAATTTCTAAACTTAGTTAAAAAACCTGATATAGTTTTGTCCACATCAGCGTAATCTAAAAGTTGTTGTATGTTTTGAACTGGATTGGCTCTGTACTTACCAATGTTTGCCTGAGCACCTGAAGATGAACCTGTAATCAATTCACCTTCTATAAATTTATTTTGATGTGTAACAAATAAACGAGAACCTGCATCTACATCTTCTACTAATATTGTAGCAGTAGCACCTGAAGTAGCACCCGTAATTAATTCACCATTTAAAAAATCACCAAATGATGTATCTTCTAAAAGTATTCTATCTGTAGAATCATCTTTGTTTACATTTGTACCATCTAACAATATAAAGTTTGTTGCACCAGTGGCACTATCTAATTGAAGATGATCTGGATCGCCAATGTTTGTTAATGTGATCTCAGCTGATTCCATCAACTGATAATATGCTTTTACAAAGTCTAAAAATAATGGATGATCTTCAAGTACAAAATCAGGTACTTGTGAATTTAGAAGATTTGATATTTTATCTTTAAAGTCGGCCATTTCATTTAATAACTACTAGTCGTGGTATAACCAATACCAGCGTTTGCTGAGCCTCCAACTAATGTATCAGCCTCTACTGTGACCGAACTATTTGCAACATCTATTTCCAATATTTGATTTCGTATTGGAATTAAATCATTTGAATTTGGTTTTACCGTTACTTCAATAACTGTTGAAGCTGCACCTCTTATGTTTTCTATATTTGAAACATTTAAAGAATTTACTTCAACTAAACCTGATGTGTAGTTAATTGTACCTTGTGTACTATTAGCATATGATCTTACAGAGCCGTCAAGTTTGTATCTTCTAACATTACCTTGTCCATCATCATCTAAGTACCAGACGGTTGTGGTATCACCTTCTATTTTAAATCCTGTTGATGATAATATACCACCTTCAACAGAAGCGTGACCACTATGAGGATTATATAATGCATTTGCAAAGTTAATTGTATATTTTGTAGAACTACCAATTGTTGGTACAAAAGATTTTCTTAAACGTACTGTAGTTATATTTGATAAAATACTTTCATCTGTATCATCAATTAGACCTGTAAGTTTTGAATGCCTAAACATTGTATCAAACTTTTGTAATGTGTTTAAATTGTAATTTGTAATAGTATCAATAACGTTTGATTTTAAAGTATCAGCTGTTTTTGTTGTTGTTTTTTCATCAAACTTAACTGTTGAAGTTAATAGTACATTTGTAATTTCAGGATCAACGATAACTGGTGTAACTGAAGCAACAGAATATTTTTTTAAGTCTGTTACTATTCTTGCCTTTGTTGACTCAGTAAGATTAGACCCACTTGTTGGTAAAATAGAAATATAAACTCGACCATAAAAAGGTGTTTCAGCGTTTTCACCACCCCAAGCAGAAACTGCTTGTGTGTTAGCATAAAGTTGTTTTACTTTTGATTTATAATCTTCTATTGTTACAGCTCTATCCTGTGATGAATAAAAATTAGGAACATTTTTTCTAATACTTTCTATTGTTTCAGGTTCTGAACCACCTTGTGCATTTGAGTTTACAGTAACGGTAATGTCTGTAAATCCTGCAATAGATCCTAAAACATTAAAACTTGATGCACCGTTTGCTTCTGTTTGGTTTGTAACAACATAACTTATAGTAACAATATTATCATCATCTAATTTTTTACCTATAACACCATCACCAAAATATATTTCATATTGACCATCTTCAGCTTCTTGTAAAAAGAAAACTTTTGATGTACTATCTAATTCTGTAATTGATGTTGCTTTAGTGTATGTGTTAACTGTTAAATCTGAAGAACTATTTTGAACGGTGACTCTAATAGTTGTGGTATCAACTTTATCACTTGGTATTAAAAATCTTTGATCAACATCAGATGTATTAACAACATAATTATAACTTACGTAAGTACCCTCATATACATTTAAACTTTGTGCTGTGTATACACCATCAACAGGTTGTATAACTTTTTCACCTACAGTAACAAATGAATAAGACACCTCATCTATGACAGATGAAAATTTTGTACCTGCTGGAATAGCAATTGTGGAACCACTACCATCATTAATAACTATTTTTAAATCAGCAACAGGTGCTCTTGCTGAAATAGGTGTGTACCCTACAAGTTTAGCTAATGATGCCACACTTGATCTTAGTTCAGCTGTATCTAAAAACATTTCGTTTGCTACGAAATTGGCATTATATGACAGATAGTGTGTATTGTATGATAACACGTCTAACAAAATTGAAAGTGAACTGCCTTCAAAGTCATAATCTTTAAACTCATTTTGATTTGATAAAAATCTTTTTAATGATGCTTTTATATTTTCAAAATCTAATTCTGATATTTGTAACTTATGATTTGACATATTATCTTACTCTTTGTAAAAATGTTGTTAATGTTATTGGTTCACTTGTGCCTATTACTAAAAATGAAACTGTAATGTTCACACCATTTCCATCAAAGTCTTCTCTTACAATAACATCTTCGACTTGTACTCTAGGTTCAAAGTCTTCAATAGCGGTAACAACTCTATCTTTTATTTTAATCAAAATTGGTGGTGTTAAATTTTCAAAAAGATAATCTCTTAAACTTGCACCAAAATCTGGATTAAAAGGTCTTTCATATTTGTTTGTTAAAATTATATTTTTAACAGCTCTTTTAATTGCCTGTATATCAAAAACTTTTGCAACATCCTTTGTAGCAGGATTTTTAGTAAAACTCAAATTTAAATCACTATAGATTCTATTTGATCTTTTACTCTTATTAGTTGTTGTTGCATCATAGTTTGAGTAGGCCATATCAATATTTATATGAATTATCTGCCGTTTACTAAAACGTTTAAGGATCCAGAGATCATTGCACCACCATCAGCACTATCACCTACACGTCCCCAAGGTATACCGCCTATCAAAACACTTGGTGAACCTTGATTTAAAACTGCTGGGTGTGAAATACATTTTGGCGGGTCACCAGGGATTAAAATAGTATGAGGTGATGTAGGAGTGCCTCTTACAGCACCTATAATACCATTTGCTCTAACTGTTCTTACTAAAGATATTGCTAAAGTAGTAATTCCATCACATCCGTGACCTGTTGTTAAAAAATCTCCCTCTCTTACGGCCATTTTACCCTTTTCCTTGCCCGTTATACGCTTTCCAACTACGTCTTTTTGATTTATTCATTGATGAAAACTTTGTACTTCGTTTTTTCTTACCTAAAGATGATTTTTTATAGTTTTTTTCCCTTGCAACAAAGGTTTTACTTATTTTTGCCATTATCTACCTATTTTTTTCTTTCTACCAAGTGGTAATTGTATAGAAGACACGATTTTTTTGCCTTTTTTACTAATATACTCGTATCCAATCAACTGATTCTTAAATTTTTCTTGGACTGACTTAACAGCCTTCTTAAAACTTGTATCTTCTTTCTTTTCTTCTTGTCCTGATTCGTTCCAGAACAGAAATTCACGCATTTTTGCCATAATTTCCTCAATTTTTAGTTAATTTCTACTATTTATAACGGTTTTTGTTCTAGTTTTGTTCTTTATGTGTCAAAACCTACGGTTCCCAACGTAAAAAAACGACATTTTTTTGGTATTTTTTCCCGAAAGTGCTTGAATTCCTTGCTCATTCTGATATAGTAGCAGTATGAAAACAACAAAAACAAATAAAATGAATTTGCAAATCGTTAGAAACGTTGCATATTCTCAAATTAATAAAATAAACAAAAATATCAAAGAAATTATTGAAGTTGATAATACTCTTTTAAAGATGATTGACATTAATATGAAAAATGCTATTAATAAAATCATTAATGACTATAAGGCATACGAAGAAACTGGTATAATAAAAGTAAAATAATGAAAGGAAACACTATGAAAGACAAAATATCAATGATAAGTTTTATGATTTTTGTATTCAGTATGTTTTTTGCTGCTGGTGCCATTGAAGAAAATCAATTTTTTATGGGTGCCATGTTAGTATTGACTGGAATACTTACTGGAACATTAACTGCTATATTACAAAAATAATGAATAATAAACAATTAAAAACTGCAATTAAAAAACTTGAAAAAAGAGTTGCTTATGGAAACAAATTACTTAAAACAAAATCTTTATTTCAAGTAATACAAATAATGAAAACTAAAAAGGACAAATAACACTATGATTAAAGTATCACAAAAATGCGAAACACTAGACGAAGGAATTAAGTTCTTAATGGCTGGCGCAAAAGCTGACTATGTTGCAATGTCAACTAGTTATGGTAAAAAAGAATTAACAGGATGGGCATTAGAACAAACTGATAAATGGGATTCTAAAACAAAAATCAAAGAAGGTAAAAAGTACATTAAGATTGTACAAGATACTGGCGTTTTTTGTTTTATCGTAAAAGAAGATTTTAAACATTTTAAAAAAGGTGATATACTAAAGGCCGCTGGTTATAATAAACCTGCTTTAAACTCACCAAGAGGAAATGTATTAACAGGTAACTATCCAATTCAATGGACAGGACCTTTATATTTAAAATAATATGATAAAATATCAAGTAACAAAAAACGGCAAAGTATTAAAAGAGTTGTATAATGATTATGACGCTGCTATCTTTGCTTGTAATAATGAATACGGACCTGGTATGAAAATATTAACTAATTCAAAAGAGAAGTCTGAATCATGGACCCATTTTGAATACAAAGAAAAACTGTAACAAAGGAGTTATATTATGACAAATGAACAATTAAGAAACGAAATTATTGAAGTTGCAAAGAAAGTTGGTGCTACCGATGTCAATGTAGTTTGTGGTACTTTGTTTTGTAAATTTAACAATAGTATTGCCCATACAATGTCTGATAATCTTAAAACTGTTTTACAAAAGTTTTTTGACAAACGTAAACCGTATGATACGTTAGTTAAAATGTCAGGTGCATTGCCTGATAATGAATATGCTTATGACTTTATGCCTGTTGTAGATTTTAGATTAAACGAATATGGAATATAACAAAGGAGAAAACTATGCCAAACTGGTGTGATAATTTTGTTGAAATAAAAGGTCCTAAAAAAATATTAGATGAAATAGAGGCCATTGTTGATGAAAAAAATAATGATAAAGAAAAAGAAGACGGCTTGTTAAATCATTTAAGACCTATGCCAAAAGAAGAACAAGAAAATTGGTATCAATGGTCAGTTGATAATTGGGGAACAAAATGGGATGTAAAAGAGTTTTATGGTGCTAAAAGAGATGGTGATAAACTATGTTTTTCTTTTCAATCTGCATGGGGACCACCTACAGAAGCGTTTGATTACTTTTATGATAATAATGATGATGTAAGTATCAACTTACAATATTATGAACCTGGTATGGACTTTGCTGGTATCTATAATGATGGTGAAGATAAAAGTTATACATTATCAGAGGCCGCACCAAATGGTTCAAAAGATGTATTTTGGAAAACAGTAGAAGGTAAAGCATTAGATGATACCTTTGAAATTGTCCAACAGATGATAGATTATGAAGAAATGGATAATGAATAGTTTTACAGTTACCCTATAAGGGTTGTTTTTCCTCACTGAGAGTTTTCTTTTGTTTTTGTTAATTATCTCTCGGTGAGGTTTTTATTTTTAAAATCGGTTTAAAAAGTTCGCAATATGTTTTACAAAAGGCATTAACGTTAATGCCATAAACATATTTACACCAGTGTGTGCCATTGCAATTCTTAAAGTATCCCCTTTAGGCATACCATCAGAAACTAAAAGACCTGCAAGCCATATTGTTCCAGTTGTTCCTATATTTGCACCTAATACAGCTGCAATTGCAGCAGGTAAAGGTACTGCACCAGAAGCTACTAACGCAATAATCGCTGTGGTAGATAATGAAGATGATTGCCAAAGCAATGTCATAACAATACCACCAAAAAACATATAAACGGTGTTGTGTGTAAAAAAGGCAAGATGATCTAAATTACCCATAGACTTCATCCCACCAGAAAACATTTTAAGACCGATATAGAACACCACTAACCCAACAAGGGTAGTAATGACAGGATTTCCTAGTTCCATATCTTTTACTTTCTGAATAAGTTTTTTAATAAACATTCAGAAATATTTAGACCTTAAAAGTGTATTGTAACAAAAGTTTAATATGAATAAGGTCCAACAATTAATGCAAACGCAACTAATAATATAATAAGTGTTCCTGTAACGTAGTAATTCATAGGAGACCTCCTATCTATTTTTTAATAACAGTTTTAATTTTTCGTACCAATAGATACCACCTTCTCGTAGGTCTTCATTGGCCGTTCTTAATTTTTCTAATCGTTTGGTTAAGTCTTTAAGTGACTTTTTATCTAACGCCTTTTTACGTTCAACTAACTTTTCTAATTTACTTATAACATTATCTATACTGACACAAGTATGTGACGGTATTTTAGGTGCCTTTTTTTTTAAAGACGTAAGTGTAATCTTCTTAGGCTGTTTAGGCATAAGTGTAAGTCCTCTTGTGGGTTAATTCGACAATGTTCGGAAGTAAAAAAAAAATATAAGATTATATAAATTTATTATATAGTATTATTTATAAGAAATCCGCACAAGTTATCACTCAAGTTACTCGAAGTTTTGCGAAAAATTTTTTGCGTTTAAATAGAAAACGACTCACCACAGCCACAACTAGACTTACTATTTGGATTCGTAATTACAAACTCACTTTTAAAGGCCTCATCTATATAATCTAATTCTGTACCTAATAAGTAAAACTCTAAATCCTTTGATATTAATAAAACGTTTTCTAATAACATATCATTGTCTTCCTTATCCTCTGTAAAAGACCATTCATAATTAAAACCTGCACACCCACCTCCCTTTACATCTAAACGTATGTAACGAGATTTGTTTTTCAGTTTAACTTGAAATAGACGCCACTTTGCTGTTTCTGTAATTGTAATCATATTGCTAGCTCTAGCACTTTCCTCTGGGACTCAACATAACTATGTATAATACTTTGTATCCTCAAAACTCTTTAGTAATGGCCATGTTAGGTTGTTCTTTACAGTCTTCGACCGCGGATGCGATTTTCTCTACATTATCTACTTTACATGATACCGACACTTTGACACAGCCGACTAATAGCACAAAAAATAGCACGAAAAAAATTTTCATATATGAGGCTAAGGTTTTGCCTTGAGTTTGCCGCTTCGATATATTCATATGTTACTTACTACTTTTATAGATTACAAGGCCAGCCTAGTTTTAATAGTGTTTAATTATGGTCAATAGGAGAACCGTATGTGTGATACTCTCCTTGAGCACTTCTTGTGGTTGTTGTTTGTGATGATTCTATGATTTTATTGGCACTAATGGTTAACTGGCCTGTAGCGGCCATAGTAATGTCTTTACCTGCATATAGGTTTATATCCCCACCAACTGTTTGAGGGCCGTTTTGTGATGTAAAGGCAGATACATTGACATTACCACCATCTACTTGTATATTGACATTTGCATTAGGGCCGACCTGTATATCATAGTTATTGCCTGTTTTACCATCTGTGTTTAAAAAGAGTTTGTAATGGCCGCCTAAGGTGGTATTACTATTACCTTTAATATAGACGTTACTATTGCCTTCTGTTACATTGTAATCGGAAGACTTTAGAATTGTGGTTCTTGTACCATCATCTGTTATTTCTGTTTCAGTACCACTTGCATGATATTCTAATATTCTACGAGCATTGGGTGTATCGTCATATTCTTTAATGTGGCCGCTTTCAGTTGCAAACACATGATTATAGGGATACTCAGCAGCGTAAGTGTTTTCAGGCATGGACCACAGTTCTCCTTCAGAGGCTGCGTCAAATACTGCTATTGTTGATGCCGTCGGTATACCAAGTATTCTGTCAAGTTTACGTAATTCAAGTATAGGTATCTCAACATCATTGGTGGCCAGTTTGTTTGTATCTGCGTGATCTTTGTAGACATCTAAAGGATAGACACCATTGGGATCAGAAAATCCTAGACCCTTTTGTAACTGCTCTGCACCTGTGTAAGTAGGTTTGCCTGGCAATGCCCCAATTACAACGGCCTCTTGTGCGTATTTACCATCTCTAAAGAAACCTAATACCCACGAACCTTCAACAAGGCCAAGAGGTGTCTGGCCGATACCAGATATGCCTGATGAAGTAATAGGTAACAAAGGATGCGACCAAGGTAGATCGGCCGTAGGTAATAACTCTTTATCATCTGTATGAAAACCTAAACAACGTACACGAACACGGCCAAGTTTCTCAGGATCCTTACGATCTTCAACAACACCAATGAACCATACAAATCCATCTCTGCCCATAAAATCTGAATACTGTTCCATAATTCTCCTAATGTTTACTAAAAATTCCCATAAATGACCGTATTTAAAGCACTCAAGCTATTATATTTATCCGTATTTAAACAATCTGCGTAGGCATCCGCGGTGCGAAGCACTAATCTAGGCCATCTGTTAGGACCTTTCTGTTTCATTGACTTATTGAGTGTTTGTTCTATCATATTTGTTCAAATTGTCTTTGTTCCTTTTAGATTATGTAATTCTTAGGTCTATTCTTACATTCTTTGTACATTTGCTCTATTGAGACCTTTCTTATGGCCGCTATAAAGTTGTTCTGGAAAATTTTTTTCTAAACTCGCAATAAACTTTGAGGATGCTCAATGTTTGTATCATCTTAGAATAATCCTTTAATAAAAGACGTAGCACTTGATCTAAACTGTTTAAAGTTTGCTATTGCTGACTTAACAAAAGCATTGTCTTTTAACTTGCTAGCAACGGCATTTATACCTTTTGATAGTCCTAACTGTTTTATACCCTCAATACTCGTAGGAACGTTCGGGAGGGCGATTCCAGACACGTTTTTGACTATGTTATTGATTACAGACTTACTTTCTGCAACCTTATCACTTATAGCGGCAATATACTTGTTTTGTTTAACTCTATTTGTGGCACTATTGACAACAGCATTTACTGCCTTGTTTTGTGCGTCAGTAAGTGAATTTGCGTTAAAACCAAGTCTATCTATTACATCTTCAACTGTTTGTATTTGTGCGCTTGGTACGTTCTTAGTAATGGTATCTAATACCTTTTTAGAACCATCGGGTAATGTTATAAAACCTTTTTTTCTGTCTATTGGAGTATATGTACTTGTAGATATAGCCGATGATAATACATTTGTCACTTTTGTTGAATACTCTGGAAAGTCATATGTCGGTAACTCCTGATATGTTGAAAATATATCTCTTTCTACGATTATTGACATACGGTGATTATTTGCAACTAAATCTACGGTATGATTTACACTTTTAACTAGATAACGTCCTGATAACATAGGATTTACGTCTTCAATATTATGTTCTTCAGCAACTTCTTCAACAAACTCTGGATAATCAACCCATACAAGGTCACCAGCTGCAACCGTAAAGTTACCAGGCGCTTCAATAGTAATTGAAATAAATCTGGACGTATCAGTACTGTTTGTGTAATCAGCAGAAATACGACCTTGATCACCTGTTGTAATGTTTTCATGTAAATTGCTTGTATCAGGTATTAAACGTAGGCGACTATCAAAATAATCTGAATACTTTGATCTATTGTAAGATTGACCAATTGGTGTCTTTTTTAAGGCACTTAGTATTTTTGGATTATTTAAACCATAGGTCTTACTGTCTGGTGTGTGTTCATCATCTAACTCAGCTGCACCTGGTGGCATCATGCCATGATAAGAAGATGAATTTACATTATCAATGTGTAATTTTCTGTAATACAATTCGGTATAACTTGATCTGTGTGTATTGTATGTCTTTGTAAACATATCGTGTGAAATGTTTTTACTTGCAAAGTGTCCTAATCGGGATGACTTTACGGTATCTAATTCGGTGTTGTATCTAAATCCATATGGTTTTTGTAATATCTCGGTCGGATCTAAAGCAGGTGCGTCAAATGATGGTTGACCTGATATTCTTAAATCATAATAAGCAATAAATGGTCTTAACTCATTATTGTTTTGTGCTGACCGATATAAACTTTCAATACATCTAAAATGAAAACCTCGTTTGTTTTCAAAAAACTTATAACCAGCCGATTTAAAATCTTGTGGTTCAGCTATAGATGCCAACATGTTTACTGCATCAACAGGTCTTAAATTAGGAAAAACAATTTTATCATTACCTTTTGTATCATCAACCATTACCACCTTTTTACTATTTAAATACTTTTTACCTTTAATCATCTTATCAACCATCTCACCATAGGTGCCTGTCATTGATTGAGAAACCTTAACTCTTTGATTTCGGCTTAACTCTACTGATGAAAATGATAGTAAAACTGCTTGTGCGTTTTGAGTTGACTTTATTGCTTTTGCTTTATGTACATGTAATCTGAAATTTGTAAAGTCTATTTCTTCATCACCGTCATTCATAATAGGTGTTCTCATTTTAAATTCTAAGAACTCCTGTCCTATAATAGGAAATTTAGAATACAAACCTTTTGTATCATTAAGTAACAAATCACCTGTAATAAAGTTGTTGTCTATGCTTTGATATATTGTAATTGTTGCTGTTGAGTCTGTAATGTCTAATATAGGACCATCTTTACCACGATAACTATATAAAAGTACGTTGCTGACTCTTGTGTCACCTTGATAACGATAAAAGTTATTATCGTATTCTACTGTATTTGTTTGAGGTGGATCTGTGTGTAATTCTCTTGGCATAATTCATATTAACTAATTAGAGATGTAAACTCAACCATAAACAAAGATAAAAACTGTGGTCTTAAAACTCTTATCAATCTCTTTTTTAGTTGTAATCTTTCTTCATATTCATAATTAGTAACAGCAGTTGCACCTGGTGTTGTGCTGTTTACTTGTATTTTGTGTGAGTCATCACTTGATGATGTAGGACCACTTTCTTGTGTTATTTCATAATGATGAACAGCATTAGGATTTGTATATTTGTCATTTATATAGTTTTCAAATTGTACATTGTCTAACGGCCAATCGTAAAATCTGTCTTTGATATTATTAAATAACAATATAATCCAATAGTATTTTTGATCACCATAAAAGTTGTCTGCTAATATCTCTGGTGTTTCACCATTTTGTACTTCAACCTCATCAAATAATGATGCTGATTCCTTTAATCCATTTTTAATTTTAACACGTCTTAAAAGATTTGTTATTACTTTAGGATTACCATTTCCCTCTACATCATACAAAATCTTAGGATAATAACTGAAATACTTTGGCATTTTTAATTCCCATCTCTTAATCTACGTAACTGTCTATGTCTTAGTTTATCAATAAGTTCAAGTTCTCTAAATGATAATGTTAATTCAGTGGTGACAGGACTTCCATCTTTATGTGTTGAAAATTTATCTCCACCATAGTTAACTCCTACTTCCTGCAAAGCACAAAGACCTATTGAATCAATATATTTGTTTGGTGCTGTTTTATAATAGAATCTTATTACAAATTCTTCTGGTAAGTTATATGCTGAAATAGGTCCACCTTCTTCACTTTTTGATGATGGTAACGAATGATATTTAAAAGTATCACATATTTTTTCTACCATTTCAGTTTCAGCTGGATTTCTTGGTGTAAACTTAAACGTAAAGTTAAAGTTACGATAGTCTATACCTTCAAATAAAACGTCTTTGTAAGCTGCTGGCGCTGTGTTTGTTGTCTTTTGAAAAACTGCTCGAGCAGTTTCATTAGGTATATATTTTGCTATGTCCTCTTTTGCAGGTATTATGGCGCCTAATTTTTCTAAAACACCCTCTTTTTTTGCCATCTCGTTTTTAATTTTTAGAAATGCACCAGTAAATAATCCTGCCTCCATTTCACCGTAGTTTACTTTAGTTGTAAAAGATAGTGTTTGTGGCATATACAATGCAATTGTTTGAACCACACGTCTTTTTGCTGATTGTCCTGCAAATCCATCACCTAAAAAATTTGTCTTTCCTTGTATAATTTTTTGAACATCACCAGTTCCTATGGCAGATGATCCTGAACTAAAAGATAGATTTTGTGGCATATTGCCAGGCCTTCTTTGTAATATATCAAATATGATAAAATGTTGTTGATCAGCAGCTTGTTCAGGATAAACAGTTACATTTGGACCAGCAAATCTTTTAAAATTTCTACTTGTATCTGAGGTATTACGTATATTATTTTCTGTCTTTGCATACTTACCTCTTAAAGACGTACCGTTGTATATTCTGTTTAAAAAGTTATTATTTGACATGTTAATATTTATTCGTTATTAGTAAGAATTTGTTAAAAGTTCATTAGCAAGATTTTCTGGTGTTAAAGGTACTGAATCACTTGAACCTTTTTGAGTGTTACTTATATTGTTGGTCACATTATTAGAATTTACAGTGTTATTACTATTGATTATAGATGCCTGTGCTTCAACATTTTTACTCATATTCTCGGCCATAATCTCATCTGCTTTTTGAGTTGAAACATAAGAATCCATACCCACACTAGCACCTTCATCAACAGATGGATTGCCATAAATGGGTGGTATGTTTGCTCTGTCTTCTAATTTTTCTTCTTCAGTTCTTCTACCAGTCAAAAATCTAGCAGTTTTACTTGCATCCAAAGCGCCAAATGTAAATGAATCTAATGCTTTTGATAATCCTGCAATAGATTTTTCATACCAAGTAAGTGTCTCCTCTGGAGCTGCTTGTAATATTTCCTCAGCATTTAAAAATCCTGTAACTGCATCATATGTCGCAATAATTGGTGCCAATGGTTTTAAAATACCTTTAGCAAATGATGTTGACTTTTTAAGTATATTTTTTGATTTTGATAATTGTTTTTGGCCATCTTTTAATTTTTGTTTCTTTTTATCTTTATCCTTATCATCAGCACTACCTTTTAAATCATCTTTGGGTGCGCCATAGTTTATCATTTTTGCTGCAAGTGGTGTAGCAATACCAAAACCCTTTAAAATCTTACCAAACATGCTTGCTATTTTTTTTCTATATTTGAATCCAGCTGCTCCTGCACCTGCAGCTACTACCTCTGATGGAACGTCTGGTAGTTCAAAACCTAGAAAACCTGAGTCATCTGCCTTTTTATCACCACCTAATAGTTCGTTTGTTTCTAACTGTGCCTCTAGTATTTTTTCTAATATTGTTTTTGTTTCACCAAATTGAGCATCAGATTCTCTTTCTTCTTCAACCATTGTTTCTTTATCAAATGAAGGAGTTTTAATACCACCAGTTAATGCATTACTCATGGCAGTTCTACTAGCAATTTCTTCTCTGCCAGATTCTGTATCTAAACTAGGACCAAAATCACTTGAGGCAGTTGAAATAGAACCACTTTTTCTACCAGACTTTATTAATGCTCGTCTTGTTTGTTGTTGTTGTCGCTCTGCTTGATCCTTTCTACTTTCTATTTTTTGTGCAAAATCAGCAACAGGACCTGGTGCATATCTTTGAAGTAGTTTTAATGGTGCAAACTGTTTTAAAAAGTCCTTTACACCAAATTTCAATCTTGTCGTTACACCTAATAAGTCTTTAAGTCTTTCATTAACTCCACCAACTAGATTTGTTACAACTGTTGACTCTTTATCATTTAGTCCTGATTTTTTTAAATCTGATAGGTATTGTGATGTAACTTTTTGAAAATCATTTATTTCATCAAATCCCATATCTCTTAACCCATCTAAACTTAAACCATAATTAAAAATGTAGTCTATAACAGGTTTTCTGATTTGTTCTTTTTTTAGATTTTCTTCAGTATAATTGTATCCTTTTCTTACACGATCAAAATATTTGACCATTGTTTCACCAAAGATGTAACTATCACCTTCTTCTTTAAACTTCTTTTTTTGTTTTGCAAGAATTGATCCAAATTCAGTTTTACGTAACTGACCAATCTTTGGTCTAAACGTATCTGTGGATTCACCAAATGTCAATTTGGTGTCTTTAACTTTTGGTCCTCTTGGTGCCTTTGCCATTGTTTATTATTTCTTAGTTTCTATTTTACTGGGTTTACCATTTACATATAAACCAAACCAAGCTGCACCAGCACCCACAACAACAGACACAAAACCTGCCTGTGCATTGTTTGGTTCAGGTAGTGCCATAAACCATTGCATTGTCATGTAAAAAGCATATCCATATAACAACATGAATACTCTTGGTATTAATCTCCAGTTTGACATAAACTGAGGCACTTCATCTCTTAAAAATACCCATATGTTTACTATTATATTTTTTCCTACTTCTATCATTACTTACTCCTTCTTTGTTCTTCCAATCTTTGTTTTTCTTCTCTTAAATATTGTAGTAACATTTCAATATAAATTTCCCTCTCCCACGGCATCATGTTCTCAAGCTCTGTTAAAGAATATTTGTGATGATGTATTAATGCAAAATTAGTACGATAGATATTCTCCAGGCTCTCATGTGAGAGGGTTATTGAAAAAAATCAGCCGCACCTTTCATTTCAAACTCAAATTCTTTATTAGTCTTTGGGTTTTTATATTTTATAGTATGTTCAATTTGTGGCAGTTCTTCAAAAAACTTAGATAGTTTTTTAAACTGACTCATAGTTAAATTTTCAACAAATTCTTCTAACTCTTTTACTTCAATATCTTTTCTATCAAACACTTCTTCACCGTTGTAAATAGTTTGAATACAATCACGTATTAAACCTGTACTTAATTCAACAAGACCTTTTTTACTTCCCACATCTTTTATCGTAGGAACTTTCATAATTACACCATAGTTTGGTTCAAACTCAATTTTATTATTAATCGTCTTATTCAAATCTGGTTTAATGTCTTCAATTTTTAAAGTGTAATCAACAATCATTGACTCATCATCTGGACACTTTAATTTTAATTCAATATTTTCACCAACTGACTTTGCTCTTATATTTAACCAAATCCATTCAAAGTCATAAAACGGAACTTTGGTCACATCTACATCTGATAAAACACAAGATTGAACAATATCAATAAAAGCTTTAGTGATCTCGTCTTCATCTCTTGTTTCAATCGCTAATAGTAAAACTTTTTCCTCTTTTACTAAAAACGGTCTAAATCTTACCTTTATATCATTTGACAAATTCAAATTGTATTCAGGCACTTTAATTAATGGTAAACTCATTATTACTCCTCATTTTGTAATATTATATATTAGTATAATATATCTCTTATAATTTTAGGTTCAGGTAATCCTTTAGGAAATACCCTTCCTCCTGTTATTCTGCCAATAGGTGTATCTCTCCTAAATTTCTCATAAACTTGTCTTCCTACTGATCTTGCAATACCACCTAAACCAAATGGTAAATTATCTAAAAATCCTTGACCACCTTCAATAGTAGTATTTTTTCTGTACTCATTTATACCATCTTTTCCTTCAATGTTATTAAAGTTAACAGCCGACACATTTTCTGTTGTTGATGCCCAATATCTATATTTAAATGTAACATCAACTTTTACAAATGCATTGCTTGAACTATAACTCATCTGTTGTGCTGAAATAGATTTAGGATACACTTCATAGCATTGAAGTTGATATGCTGACTCATTTGATCCAACTAGTCCTCTTAACTTATCTAATTCTTCTAAGGTCATTTCTGATGTTGGTTTATATTGCAACAATGTATCTAAAAATGATCTTTTTAAAGGTGTTATTGTAATTTTACATGGGGCAGCATAATCGTCATAGTAACCTGCATCATATGATATAGGATCAATTACCATATTTTGCCATGCCTCAAAATAAACTCTTTCATCAAAATCCTGACCTGTGTAAAACGATAATGTCAATTCATCAAATGATACATTTTTACCAAATGATCTGCTTGGACCATAATATTGTTCATTAACATCATCTGTTATTGTTCTACCTGGCATTGATACATCACTACAAAATAAATCTAATCTTAACTGTAATGATTGTCTTAAGCCTGTTGCCAATCTTCTAAAATTTTCAAATCTTTTTTCTTTATCGTCTGCTTGAAACGTATATCCTCTACGTCTTAATGCTTCTGACATATTGTTAGGACCATCTACAGTTACGATAAATTGAGTAGGTCTTGCTAAACCTTCAGCAGATTGAATGCTTGATCTAAATCTGTTTAAAATAGAATCTCTATTTGTAGAAACATTGTTATATCCTGCTTTAGCAGCTGCCTGTTGTCTGTCATAATGAGGTGCTGAAGGTGGTATACCTATCCTCAAATCTAAATCACCTATTTTTTTACCTACACTAATTAATGACATTAAATAAATCTCCTACTGTCTGAATAAACTTGTGCTTCACTTGCCTTTTTAAATCTTTGTACAGGTAAGTATATAGCAACTGCAGCTTCATCTGCATTTATTCTTAAAAATCCTGTTTGTACATATGAATACAAATACTTTTTAATTGTTGGTTTTACAATCTTTATATTTTTTACATCATCATAAGTTACATCAAATTTTGTTTTACTATCAAATCGTTGATCCGTAGCAGTTGCCTGCATACGTTCTAATAGTCTAAATCTCAACAACGGTGGTAGATAGTGAAAGTTCATACCCATAAATCCACCTGATATTGGTTCTAATGGCAACACTAAAGGAAATATATCGTAGTACGGTAAAGTCTTTCTAAATTTAGGGTTATACCCAAATAAGTTCAATCGTCCTACACTAGGTCTACCGTTAAGTTTACCTTGTCTGAATAATTGACCTGCTGTAGTACCACTCGCAATCTTATTTACTTGTGTTCTATACCATGTAGCCGATCTATCACTATCGCCTGCTTTTACTTTGATTCTATCAAATACGCTTGCCATAATACTATTTATGTTAGAAATAAATAGATTTATGAAGAAGATTAAGAAGTTGACTAATCCAGATAAACGGCCATATTCAGGTATATTTAAACCTTTGAACCCTCAAAAATATAAAGGTAATGTAAACAACATTATTTATCGTTCAAGTTGGGAAAAACGTTTTATGGGTTATTGTGATAAGAATAAAGATGTATTAGAATGGGGTAGTGAAGAAATAGCAATTTACTATCGTTCTATTGATAATCGGTCACATAGATATTTTCCTGATTTCTATATGAAAGTAAGGCAATCAAATGGTACATTTAAAAAGTTCATTGTAGAGATTAAACCTAAAGCACAAACTCGTAAACCTAAAAAACCTTTACGAGAAAGCCGTACATATAAAAACGCATTGTTAACTTATGAGAGAAATAGAAGAAAGTGGTCTACAGCGTATGCTTGGTGTTTAAAACGAGATATGAAGTTTGTCATACTTACTGAAGACCACCTAAGACTTTTTAATTAAGCAACTAATAACTTCTGTCACCTTTCTTTTTATTTTTATGTGCATCTTCTAATTCTTTATTTTCGATTATTTCTTCTCCACCATCATTATTAGAAATAATGTGTCCAATATCATAGTTATCTTTATTTTCAAGGTAATGAATATCTGATATTGGTCTGCCAAACATATCCTCTTTAGTTCCTGAAGTTTTATTAAATACATCATACCAATTTTCTTTTTGTCTTTCGTGTATAAGTTTTATAATACCTCTATCTTTTAAAGTAGGTATTAAAGTTTTTAATTGTACTTCAATCAAATCAAATCTCTTTTGCATCCGTAAGACATCGGTGGTGCTTTGCATTATATATTTTATACCTTCTCTATCATCAATCTTTTTACCGTTTGAATCTACTTTGACATTACCATTTTCATCTAATTCATATTGATTAATACTCATAGATTTTATTTCTTCTTCTATCATCACTCTAGCAAATTCTTTTCTATCAACCACTGCAACCTTAGTTTTATATTTCTTAAAATCAGAAAATAGTTTTTCTAACACGTTTTGTCCTCTTTCAAATGAGGAATTAAATATAAAATGATACTTAATAAGTAAATTCATAGCATTAGCATATTTTGGTATTTTTATATCTGTCAATTGAATACTAGCCAAAGTACCAATTAATATTTTAAGTAAATTATATTCCTCACTATCTAAATGTATTTTTTTCATATATGAAGTAGGATCTTCAAGCATTTTGTAGTACATACTAGCGTCAGGTAACTTATAATTAGCAGGAGAATTGATATTTTTAATCAAATGTATTGTTTCAAAAATCAACTGAATATGTCCAGCAACACTAAACCCGTACTTACCAGATTTCTCACTAATATATTTTGGTGAACATAATGCAGGTAAATTATAATAATATATGATATCGTCTGAAATTTTAAATTTTAAAATATCAAACCAAATTAACCAATTTTTTCCTGATTGTGTAAATGGATTATTAGTATTGATACCCACAACTAATTTAGCAGCGTTTTTTAAAGATCCTTTAGTGACCACTTTTCCATCAATAACTTGGTCTAATATAGCATCCTTTTCATCACTTTGTAAATCATTCCAATAAAAATCAGTATAACTATTTCCATTTTCAAATGCGATAGTTCCAGTATATTTAATTTTATTATCAAAAAAAGGTACAAGCGCTAATAGTCCTCGACTTTGTCCATCTATTATAAACTCTTCGGCATCTTTATAACCTTCAATTATCTTAATCGCTCTTTCTATAAATTCAACATTTTCTCCACTTAAAGATATATCGGCTGCCTGATTGAGTGCGTTTAACAATGCCTTTTTTGTTATAAAAATAAATGTTTGTAATTGAGAACCACCTTCAAAAACAAAGTTTCCAGTCATATAGGAATTGGCAACTAAAGATGTCCAAACATCTTTTGGTAATATTCTTTGTAATAACTCTGGTACTGACACTACTCTACCAGATTTTAAATCATTATATAAATTTCTATAAGTATAGTTATCTTTTTTTGTAACTTCTACCTTGTTTTTAATTTTTACCTTATTTTTCATATCTCTCCATTATATAAAATTGAATCATACTAATAGTATATCATAAATTAACGGGATTGTCAAGTATGTATAGGGTGTGCTAATACAGCACACCCCATTTGAGAAAGTGAGAGAGATAGATTAGGAATCGTCCTCAGCAAGTTTACTAAAATACGATAGGTCATCGCTATCGTTGGACTCATCCTCTTTCTCTACCGAGTTGTTAGAAGACGTTGGTACGTCATTACTGACAGGTGGGAGGTCAATATCTTCAACAGACTCGGTACTTCTTTGTCCAGTAAGTGTCTTATTCAGTTTCTCTTTGAGTTCATCATAAGATTTAAAATTACTTGGATCAACGAAAGGTTTTAGAGCATATTGAGATTTCCATATTTTGTCAATCTCCTCATCAGTAGGTTTTACTCTACTTGGTTGCTCAAATTCAGATTTATCATAATTCCAATAACCATCAACTTTTCTGATTTTTAGTTTAAAGTTTGCACCTTCCCAAAAATCAAATGGGTTAACAGCCTTCTCATCTTCAAACGCTGGGTTCATTGCTTCTGTAATCTTATCAAAAATCTTTTTACCAAATTTGAATAAAAATACTTTACCTTCGTTTTCAGGATGTTTTGGATCAGAAACTACTAGAATATTTGAATAGTAAGATAACTTTCTTTTTCTTTTTCTAGCAATTTCTTTATCTGCTTCAATACCAGTATTCCATAGTCTTGTATTTTCTTCAGACACAGGATCTTTTTTGTTTAACGTTGTTAAACTGTTTTCAATATACCATTGACCACCAGGTCCTTGAAACGCATGATTCCAAACTCTTTGCCATGGCATATCTTCACCTTCAACTGCTGGTAAAAATCTTAGCACGGCATAACCATTACCTGATTTATCAAGTTCGGGTTTCCATAACCTATCGTCTTGGTATTTGTTTTTCTTTTCTGGTTGTTCGATTGTGTTTTCTAACTTCTTTGTTAGAGCATCAAAGTTGGACTTTGACTTCTTTAGGGCTTCTAATGCACTTGACATTGTATGTATCTCCTTGTATATATTGTTGTACGTATTTGTATTAATGTAAGTATAATATTATTTATACTTCTTTTTTTTATCATTAATAACTTTTTTCACCTTTTCTATAAAGGTAGAAAATCTGTCTAAAATTTTATATAATATTTCATCAAACATAATCTTATTATAACAGATTTAACTCAATCTGTCAAGCAGCTGTGCCTGACTAATATACTCTAAGTTTATATCTTCTTGTGCTGTAAACACGTCTATTTTACGGTTTGTAGGACTATCGTTCAGTTCTTTATTTACTTTGTAAAACTTAATTTTAGGGTTTAACTCCATTAATCTTTTCCATTGTAACTCCCAATTACCTGATGGTGTAGGTTCAAATTCTGAAGCAACATAGTTGTCTGTACTTTTGTACATATTATTAACTGTATTTGTATCAGATACTAGATCATGGCCTAACATGTAAATCTCATCTGGTTTTTCTAGTTTTGAAGCAATGTAACCTGTTGTAGGTCCACATGCCCAACCATCATCAACACCGTCTGGTTCACACTCTCTTATGTCATAAGATTTATCTGGTTGTTTAATCCAAGAAACATAAACGTGAGCATTGTGTACTTTCTTTTTTATACGTTCTCTATCACCACCTTGCTCTTTGGCCTTTTTAAGAATTGTAACAATACCATCTATTGTAGAGCCGTGTGTAACAAATTCTTGTGACTCACCTTGTTCGTTTGATTTTATTAAATCAAAATCTTTTATATCTTCAAGGTCTTGTATTGATGCCATACCTTCTACAATACTTTGATATAACATTGTAGGCACTTTTGTCCATGCTCTGAAATAGCATGGTATTTTTTGTGCAATGCCAGAGTGATAAACTTCGTGTATCATACCACCATCAACAGCAGTTAATACGTCTATCAATTCGGGATGATCTCTATATATGGCATTACACCCATATAATTTACCATGTGGCTTTAAAAGACTTAAATCAAAATCTTTTCTACTTTCACCATTGCCAATTAAAAATACTCTATTCATCTTTTTCTCTATAGTCTTCACCAAGAATATCTTTTAATATTAATTCAGACCAAGTGTCAGCATCCATTTTTGATACTTTAATATCAAATTTTCTAGGTGGTATAAAGTATTGATTAGTATCCTCATATCTACCTTCTTCAATTGTATCCATCCATATAATATAATGAGGTGAAAATAAACGTCTTAATCTAGGTCTTGGACAAATAAAGTCAGCAATAACATAATCATAATCTAAAGCTAATTTATCTGCTAACTTTTTCATTCTTTTAGTTTGTCTAAGCCTACCTTCAGCAGTAAAGTCCCAATCGTTATGTGCCTCTCTTATCTCATCAGCATTTAATAATGGTGCCTCTAATTTATCTGCTAACATTTTCGCCAATGTAGTTTTACCAGAACCTGGTAGACCCATAACTAAAATTATTTTACCCATTACTTTCTCTTGTTATTAAATTATCAGGTTTATCAATAGGCATGCCAGTTCTATCAAACCATTTGTTTTTTACATTATATACATGACTCATTGTACCATTAGATAGTTTGATTGATCTTTTATCAATCTTACCATCATAACTTGTGCCATCTTTTAAAATTAGATTTAGTGTGCCATGTAGATTTTGATATATTCTATCTATTGTTTTATCGCCTATTTTATTTGACTCAGGTGTTACTGGTTTTTCACTCATACAAACACCTCTTTCATAATAAATTTACATTTTGTTAAATTGAAATTAACAAATGGTTTTAACTTGGCAATCTTAAATGACTTTTCAGGCCAGATAATAGTTTCAGCAATTTCTTTATCCCAATTTTTACAAAACGACAATATCTTATCCAAGATGACGAATGTTTGTACTGCGATTTGTTCAGAAAGAAGTAACCGTAACAATCTTGGATGTTGGCCATTAGATATGCGAAAAACATCATCAAAAGAAATCCTATCAGCATCAATGACATTACGCAATAATAAGCAATCGTTTCTAAAATTGTATGTAAATGATTGATTAAACTTTTTCCACTTTGTATAGTTTGTTTCTCCATCAGCTCTAACTAAGTTTCCTATCCATGTTTTTGAATTATGAAAGAAATTACAGACAAAATATTCTAACATTTCTTCCTTATTGTATTTAGTTGTAAGTTTATGAAAGAAAAATCTATCATTACGCTTTAAAAATGTGTTAAAAGATGCATTAACTTTGGCATTGTGTTTGTAAAAATCATAATTAGAGGAAGTGAAGTGTAGTTTAATAGCCAAATATAATGTGTAAGCTTCATAACTGTTCATATAGGTAAAACTGCGGTACTTGATTTTTCAACCATGTTCAGTTTTTGTGCCTCTTCTTTTATTTTTTCTTTAAGTGGTTTGTTTATAAGTGGACCGACAGATGATAAGTCAATATCATTTTCTTCACAGTATTTAATAACTGCATCCATATAAGGTATTCTTTGTTTCTTAACCATATCTTCTATGATTAAACCAAACTTTTTACTATTCATTAAATTCATACATTTATTATATCATTTGTGAGTGATTTTGTCAAGCCTGTTTCTGTTACTCGGTACAGGCAAACCGTTTAGCAGTATTAAGCTGCCATCGCTAAATTGTTAGCATTTATAAGATGACTTTACGTTGTCAGCGATTAAACTCCAGTAAGTTTTAACTGTATGTCGAACCTATTTCCACCCCTTAAATTTCATTGTTTAAATGGTGGAGTGGTTGGGTATTGCACCCAAGTCCATATCAGGTATTTTCTTACCTTCAACGTTTAATTCGGTATGTACAAATCAAATGTATGAAACAATAAACATCTTTCACTAGCATTTGGTACATCTATTGTAGCTGTAGTTTGTCCACTTTCACTGTTTACATAATAAGTTATCATATAAACAGGTTTACCAGTTTCTACCATACCTTCTCTTCCTAAGGATATATTTGACGGTTTAAAACTATAATGATTTAAATAACTGTCGATATATTCTGATGAAGCACATAATACTGGTGCTTGTGTCATATAATATTCACCAAGATGTTCTTCATGGTCTGCATATGCTACACTAGCAATTAATAAACTTAAAACTATTAATATTTTTTTCATAATTCCCTTTAGCTGTTAAGGTCGCAAGTAGGATAAAATAACTCACCTTTTTAATTAATTCGACTATTGACTTTATTAATTATTTATACTGTGGGTATCTAAAAAGTCTTTAGTATGTTTGTAAAATAAGTCTTGGTGATCTTTAATTTTATCTTCACCATGTAACCATTCTTGTACAAATCCATCTTCACAAGCAGCCAATATAACAGTTTGTTCTATTTTCTTTTCTGGATACAATTCTTCAAACATTTTAGCATATGCTGAACATTGTAAAAAGTTACCATAATTGTAATCAGCGTCACGTCTTTTTGTAGATGTTTTAAAATCAATTACAGACAGTTTACCCTTATATTCAGCAATACAATCAACTTGTCCTGCGACACCTATCTCTTTTGAGTAAATAATTTCTTCTAGCATATGAATATTGTTTATTCTTGCTAGATATGGTTTTATAATTCTAAAAAGACCAAGTGGTGTAACAGCAGTTATACCTACATTTTTATCATCTTCATTTCTTAAATGATTTTCTATTAGGGTATGTGTAGTTTTACCACGTGTTGTAGCAGAAACAGAAATATAGTTGGCCATTTTTACACCAACACTTTGTCTCCATGCTTCAATCTTTTGTTTTCTATCTGGTATGTTACCAAGAATAGAAGTAACAGAAGGCATATTAATGCCGTCAATTTCATATATTCTAATACCATTTTGGTTCTTACCTTTTTTACCTAAATTTTTAGGTAAAATACTTTCATCTAACTTCACATAATCATATGCCATAATATACCTTCCTTATTAATAATATATTCATTATATCACAAAATACAAGATTGGTCAAGCACCTATATACCTTTCTGCATATATTGATCTATAATCTTGTCTTGTTCTATTTTTTTGTCATTATTAAGACGTTCAAACGCTCAGCTGGGATCGTACGGTTCATATACCGTCTTACCATCATCATTTCTGTATGCTCTTAATACTTGTTTTCTGTTGTCATCAGCATTCTTATATGAACAATGAATCCAACCGCTGTTAGGTTCTTCTGGATTATGATATTCCAATATTAGTTGATCAAAATCTAGGTTGTCAATGATATATTTTGCTAGTTCAGCATTCGGCACACCAAAGATTTCAAAATCAGCGGCTTGGCCTTTGGCATGCTGTGATTTCGCACTTGAACCTATTTTTAAACATAGTTCAGGACTTCTATATCCTGATGATACAGATACTACTTTGCCATAATGATCTCTAACTTTTTGTAGAACATTATCACAAAGTTTTTTTAAGTTATCCATATGATCTTCGCTTGGATTATTACTAATACCGTGTCTATCTGCTGTTTGTGAAGCAGTAAGTTCTTTAAGCGAAAAGTTTTTGCTTAGTTGCATTTAGTTTTTCCTTTGCTTTTAATTTAATTTTCTTCAAGGTTCTTAGATCATACCATAATTTGTTTGATCGGTCTTGTTGTCTTTTTGACTCAATCTCATTTACTGCTCGTTTTAGTTCTTTATGATGAGCTTTCACTTCTAACATATTACCCCCTTGTTAGTTTTAACAATTTGTCCATCTGTGCCTTGATGATTGGTCCTCTATTTGGCCAATGTATGTAAGGTTCGTTGGACTTTGAAAGATTATATAAAAATGGTAACATAATCTTTTCAATTTCTTTAAATCTTGCCTGTGTATCAGCGTCCCGTATCTCTTTTGTTACTGTATCTTTTTCAGCAACAATCTGCATAACTTCATTCATAGCAGATTTAATATCAGAAACATCTGATTTAATTTTTGCTAGTTCTAAATTTGAATTTTCTATAACACTCGGGTCAATGCTGGGTTGTGTTTCTTCAGCTGGTTTAGATGATACAGGAGTAAAACCAAAGTCAACATCCGTATCAAACTCTCTCATAAAATCAGGTATATCTGCCATTGTTTTTCTCCTTAATAGTTGTGGGTAGGTTATCCAAGCAGGATAACCCACCGTTGTGAGGTTTGTACAATAAGCGGATTGACCTATTCGACTCAGGTATACGACCGTTGTGTTTCGGTTGCTCGCTCTGTACTATATTATTTATTTTTTGCACTACGTCTAGCCTTGTACTTTTTTATTGCTTGTTCTGTTTTAACTTCTTTTACTGATCTTTTTCTATGCTGTTGTGCTAAAGGACTGTTAGGATGTGCTTCAGCAATTCTGCTTAAATTATCTTTCCAACCACCATCAGTTCTATAACTCATACCACTTACACCACCAACAATATTTAAACTGGTCAGTTGTTGTTTGATATGTTTATTTTTTTCTAAATAATCTTCCATTTCAGCAATACTCATCATATCGGTAAATGTTTTACCTGTCTTGGTATTTTTAAAAGTATATAATGGCATTATTTTAAAGATAGATGATAAGATAGTTGACTTGTAGCTTCAAGCATATCTTCTAAAATACTTTCTAAATCAATTTGTCCTACTATGTCTTTTGACATGTTAGCAATTATATTTGATTGTTCAACAACTTCTTTTTTTACAATCTCTACATCAGCATAATTTTTAATACCTGATCTCAACTCAGCACTAAAGTTAATTCTTTTATTATGTTTACCTTGCCATGTTTCAACAAATCGGTCATTAAGTTCATTAAATTTTGTATAGTACTCACCTAATGCTTCGTGTTCAGAATATGATTCTGTTTGCCAATGATAACTTTGTACGTTATTTAAAAAGTTAATATTGTTTTGTATAAAATTTATTATTTCATTCATATGTTTATTTATCCTTCAAAATCCTACCGTAGTTTGGCCAACCAAATTTATCGTGTGATTCTCCTACATATCTCCATCTTATCACACCTGTGTTAGGATTTCTTTCATAGATTTTAGGACGTTCTATTTTCGTTTTCTTTTTTTTGTTCATTTTTAATTCCTTCAGCAAACCACTCTGGCATTTTTGCTGGTGATTTCCATGTAGCAAATCTTTGCTTCTTCATTATATAGTACTTACGATAAGACGCAACCACATCACCAGGTACTTTACATTCATCTGGCATTGCTGGTGTAGCATCTGTACCTACAACACTAACTTTAGCGTTTTTAGGTGGATGTTTAAGTATATCACCTAGTTTTTGAATAGTTAAATGGTCTTTTGTATGATTGTATCTTAACTTGTATTCTTCATTAAGAGCCATCATGTGTTTATATAACCATATATAATTGTATGCTGATTGTAATACCCATTGTGTAGATGGATGATTTAACCAACCTGCTTTGTAGATAATTGCTTCTTCATTTGAGTTATCAAGT